CTCATGATGATTTAGTTGATGCACTAGCGTACATAGATCAACTAGCTAAAGTTGCATATCATTATGACTTTGAAATTGATGACCATCAAATACTAGATGTAATAGCAGGATATTAAAAGTGAAAGTTTTTAGACCGTTCAATACCTACGGAATATACGCAATCAGTGCTGTAGTGTTTTTTACACTAGGCTACTCTGTTGCTATAATTTAAGGAACTTAAAATGGCAGAAGATATTTATAGCCCAGACCCTTTTATTATGGAAGAGTCCTTGGAAGAGTGGGTAATGACCAAGTGTGAAAACTGGCGTGACCACTACGAGTCAAACTACGAACAAAAGTTTGAAGAGTATTACCGCTTGTGGCGAGGACAATGGGATCCTGCTGACTCAGAACGAACATCAGAACGTTCTCGTATTATTTCTCCTGCGCTTCAACAGGCTGTAGAGTCTAACGTAGCAGAACTAGAAGAAGCAACGTTTGGTCGTGGTAAGTGGTTTGACATTACTGATGACAATAACGACCAAGAACGACAAGACATTCTGTATTTACGAAACAAACTAACAGAAGACTTTGAGTCTTGCAAAGTACGAAAAGCTGTAGCTGAGTGTCTTATTAACGCTGCTGTGTTTGGAACAGGCATTGGTGAAATAACGCTGGAAGAAATAAAAGAAATGGCTCCAGCTACACAACCTGTTATGGATGGTCAGTTACAAGCTATTGGCGTAAACATTACTGATCGCGTGGTAGTAAAACTAAAACCTGTACTACCTCAAAACTTTCTTATTGATCCTGTAGCTACGTCTGTTGAGGACGCTATGGGTGTTGCTGTAGACGAGTTTGTGTCTAAACACAGTGTAGAATTACTACAAGAACAAGGAGTGTACAGAGAAGCGTTTATAGAGTCTGCTGCGCCTGACAGCGATCTAGAGCCTGACCAAGACCTGACACTGTACAATGACGACAAAGTACGACTAACTAAGTACTATGGTTTAGTACCAAAAGAACTACTTGAGTCTGAAGATGTAGACGTAGAAGAAAACTCTAAGTACGTTGAGGCTATTGTAGTTATTGCTAACGGCGGTACACTGCTTAAAGCTGAAGCTAACCCGTACATGATGAAAGATCGTCCTGTTGTTGCGTTTCCTTGGGACGTAGTACCCGGACGATTCTGGGGCAGAGGCGTGTGTGAAAAAGGCTATAACAGCCAAAAAGCTTTAGACACAGAACTACGCGCACGTATTGACGCCTTGTCACTTACTATTCATCCTATGATGGCGATTGACGCAACAAGACTACCTCGTGGTGCTAAACCAGAAGTTCGCCCCGGCAAGATGATATTAACTAATGGGGATCCTCGTGAAGTACTTCAACCTTTTAACTTTGGGCAAGTGGGGCAAATCACTTTTGCACAAGCTGCTAGCCTTCAACAAATGGTACAGCAAGCTACAGGAGCTGTTGACTCCGCCGGTATTGCTGGACAAGTTAACGGAGAAGCCACAGCAGCAGGTATAAGTATGTCTCTTGGCGCTATTATTAAGCGTCACAAACGCACTTTGATTAACTTCCAGCAGTCGTTCTTATTACCGTTTGTAACCAAAGCTGCACACCGATATATGCAGTTTGATCCTGAAAACTACCCAGTAGCTGACTACAAGTTTAATGCTACAAGTACTCTGGGTATTATTGCTCGTGAGTACGAGGTTACACAGTTGGTGCAGCTCTTGCAGACTATGAAACAAGACAGCCCACTGTACCCTGTGCTGATCCAGAGCATTATCGACAACATGAACCTTAGTAACCGTGAAGAATTAATTGCTACTATGCAACAAGCTTCACAGCCTAACCCACAAGCACAGCAGATGGCAACGATGGCACAACAAGCACAGCTTGAGTTCCAGCAAAGTCAAACCGCTGCACTTAACGCACAAGCTGCTGAATCGCAGGCTAGAGCGGCTAAGTACAACATGGATACACAGTTAGCTCCTGAAGAATTAGAAATTGAACGTATTGAAGCAATTACTAGAAATCTTAAAGAAGGTGATGCAGACGATAAAGAGTTTGAACGCCGTCTTAAAGTAGCTGAAGTAGCGTTAAAAGAACGTAATTTAGAAAACCAAAAAGCAAGAGGAGCAACACCCCGTGCTAATGACACAAACGGAAATGACCAAATTCCTAGACCAAATCAACCAAGCGTTCAAGGACCAGTTCGACAAATTGGAAATGCTCCAAGCCAAGCTGGACTATTTGGAGGCCAAAGTCAATGAGCAAGAAAGATCCAAGACTAGCAAGGGCGGGAGTAAGCGGGTACAACAAACCAAAGCGGACGCCTAATCATCCTAAGAAGTCACACGTTGTTGTAGCTAAAGAGGGTGACAAAGTTAAAACTATTCGTTTTGGTGAGCAAGGAGCTAAAACTGCTGGCAAACCTAAAGCGGGTGAAGGCGACAAAATGAAAAAGAAGCGAGCGTCATTTAAAGCTCGTCATGCTAAAAATATAGCCAAAGGTAAAATGTCTGCGGCTTATTGGGCTAACAAGGTAAAATGGTAAGGAGATAACTATGCCAAAAGTAGGTGGAAAACATTACGCATATACCCCAGCAGGAAAAAAAGCAGCGGCAAAAGCTAAAGCTGCAATGAAGAAAAAAAAGAAGAAGAAGTAACGTGCCTAAAAAGAAAAAAGCTAACGATGCGTGTGCAAAGAAGGTTAAAGCCCGTTACAAGGTATGGCCTTCTGCGTATGCGTCTGGTGCTGTAGCTAAGTGCCGCAAGGTTGGCGCTAAGAACTGGGGTAAAAAAAGTGGCCGTAAGAAAAAGTAAAAAAGGTGCTGCCCTAAAGAAGTGGTTTAAGGAAGAGTGGGTTGACGTAAAGACAGGTAAGCCTTGTGGTCGCAAGTCTGCTACTAGTTCTAAACGTCCTTATCCTTCTTGTAGACCTAAAGCCGTAGCAGCTAAGATGACTAAAGCAGAGAAAGCTTCATCATCAAGGCGCAAAACAGGTCCAGCTAGGGTTCAACATGCAGTAACAGCCTCTGGACGTAGACGTAAAACTGCCAAAAAAAGGTCTTGACAACA